AAAAACCTTTACAAGGTATTGTTAAATATTCTGATGGTACTGTAAACGTAAACGATATTGTAGGCTTTACACCAAATAGTGAGTATGAGTTTGTTATTGATGGTGAAAGACTATATAGAGTTTTATCTAAATTTATTACAATTAAATATGAATATCAAGGAGACGAAGAAGAATATAATCCTAGCTGGGCGCAAAGCAGTTGATGAGCTAATTAAGGTTGCAGAAGAAAAAATTATTACTAATACTGAAGATGATGTATCGGCTGATAGATTAAAAAACGCGGCAGCTACTAAAAAACTAGCTATATTTGACGCATTTGAAATACTTAACAGAATACAAGAAGAACAAAACTTACTCGAGGGTAAAACATCTGAAAAGAGAAAGGAAAAAGTCTTTAAAGGATTCGCAGAAGGTAGATCTAAGTAATGTACGATCAAAGTTTAGTTAATATAATAGAACCCATTAAAAAAACTACGATTACTAGAATGAATCGTGGTAAAAAATGGAAATATGGATATAACAAAGAGCATGATGTGGTTGTTATATCTAAAACAGGTAAAATAGGAGAAATATATGAAATTCAAAATCTTAAAATTGCTTTACCATCTATGCCCGTGCAAGTACATAAATTGCAAAAGGATAAGTGGTCAAGAATAGAACAACCAAAAGAATTATCACGTCTTAAAAATATATTTGATTGGAGAAGCTATCCAGAAGAATCAAAAGAACAATGGTTTGATTATATAGACGAGGAGTTTAAAAGAAGAGATGAAGGCTTCTGGTTTATGAATAATGGTAAGCCAACGTATATAGCGGGAACACATTATATGTATCTTCAATGGAGTAAAATAGATGTTGGAGCGCCTGATTTTAGAGAAGCAAATAGATTGTTCTATATATTTTGGGAAGCTTGTAAAGCTGATAAAAGATGTTATGGGATGTGTTACTTAAAGAACAGAAGATCAGGCTTTTCGTTCATGTCATCTGCTGAAACAGTTAATTTAGCTACTCTTGCAAGTGATAGTAGATATGGGATCTTATCTAAAACAGGTGCAGATGCTAAAAAGATGTTTACTGATAAAGTAGTTCCGATAAGCATAAACTATCCTTTCTTTTTTAAACCTATTCAAGATGGTATGGATCGTCCTAAGACAGAGTTAGCGTATAGAGTACCAGCAAGTAAATTTACTCGTAAAAAAATAACTTCTAATGAAAAGTTAGAAGAATTAGAAGGATTAGACACAACTATTGATTGGAAAAATACTGGAGATAATAGTTATGATGGTGAAAAACTAAATTTACTAGTACATGATGAAAGTGGCAAATGGGAGAGACCCGATAATATTTTAAACAACTGGAGAGTTACAAAAACATGTTTACGATTAGGTAGTAGAATTATTGGTAAATGTATGATGGGCTCTACTTCAAACGCATTAGATAAAGGTGGTGAAAATTTCAAAAAACTATACAGAGCGTCAGATGTCACGAGAAGAAATAGAAATGGTCAGACTAAGTCTGGTCTCTACTCTTTGTTTATCCCAATGGAATGGAACTACGAAGGATTTATTGACGAGTATGGAGTTCCAGTCTTTAATACTCCTGATGTCGATGTCTTCGCACCTGACGGCGAATTAATAGATATAGGTGTAATAGATAGCTGGCAAAATGAAGCTGATGGTTTGAAAGACGATCAAGATGCTTTAAATGAATTTTATCGTCAGTTTCCAAGAACTGAAGAGCACGCTTTTAGAGACGAAACAAAAAACAGTATATTTAATCTTGTAAAAATATACGAACAAATAGATTATAACGAAGAAATGTCTAGAACGCTAGGTATTACAACTGGTAATTTTCAATGGGTTAACGGTGTTAAAGATTCACAAGTAATTTTTTATCCAGATCCAAAAGGCAGGTTTAAAGTTAGCTGGGTTCCACCTCAGCAATTACAAAATAGAGTGGTACTTAAAAATGGTATTAAATATCCTGGTAATGAACACATGGGAGCATTTGGTTGTGACTCGTATGATATATCAGGAACCGTAGATGGAGAAGGATCTAAAGGAGCATTACACGGCTTAACCAGGTTTAGTATGGAGGACGCTCCTGCGAATAGCTTCTTTTTAGAGTACTTATCAAGACCACCTACGGCTGAAATATTTTTTGAAGACGTGTTGATGGCATTAGTTTTTTATGGAATGCCTATATTAGCAGAAAATAATAAACCTAGGTTATTATACTATTTAAGAAGAAGAGGTTATAGAGGTTTTAGTATGAATAGGCCAGATAAAGTCTGGAATAAACTATCAGTAGCAGAAAAAGAGGTAGGTGGAATACCAAACTCAAGTGAAGATATTAAACAAGCTCACGCGGCAGCTATTGAAATGTATATACAAGATCATGTTGGTATGAAGCAAGATGGTAGCTTTGGTGATTTATATTTTAACGCTTTATTAAATGATTGGGCAAAATTTGATATAAATAAAAGAACTAAATTTGATGCGTCTATAAGTTCTGGTTTAGCTATAATGGCAAATAATAGACATTTATATAGACCAAACGCAAAAGTTGAGAAATCAAAACTAAATATAAACATTTCCAAGTATAGTAATACTGGATTTAATTCACAAATAATAAAATAAATATGGCATATTCTAGTAACAGCTATTTTCCTAGTCAAACCGTAAGTGATGCTGAGAAGCTTAGTTATGATTATGGTTTAAAAGTAGCTAAAGCTATAGAGACTGAGTGGTTTAATAATGATTATAATAATAATAGGTATAGAAACAATATGAATAACTTTCATAACCTAAGATTATATGCTAGAGGCGAACAGTCGATACAAAAGTATAAGGATGAGTTATCTATAAACGGTGATTTGTCCTATTTAAATTTAGACTGGACACCTGTTCCAATTATTCCTAAATTTGTTGATATAGTTGTTAATGGTATAGCTGAAAGAACATATGATATAAAAGCATTTTCACAAGATCAATATGGAGTAGCTAAAAGAACACAATACATGGAATCTATTCTAGCAGATATGAGATCTAAAGAATTAGATGCTTTCGCTAAACAAGCTTTCGGTATTAATTTAACTGAAAATAATCCTGAGATACTACCTGAAACAGAAGAAGAATTAGGATTACACATGCAGCTTAGCTACAAGCAAGCTGTAGAGCTAGCAGAAGAACAAGCGTTAAGTGTTTTAATGGAAGGTAATAATTATGAACTTATAAAGAAAAGATTTTATTATGATTTAACGGTTCTTGGTATTGGAGCTGTAAAAAATAATTTTAATACTTCTGAAGGTGTTACTATAGACTATGTTGATCCAGCTAACTTAGTTTATTCTTATACTGATTCTCCTTATTTTGAAGACATATATTATGTTGGTGAGGTTAAATCTATTCCAGTAAATGAATTAGCTAAACAGTTTCCTCATTTAACAGAAAGCGATCTTGAGGATATAATGAAAAATAAATCTTATCATAGAAATAATAATCATAATAAATATAGTTCTGATAAAGAAGATAATAATAAAATACAAGTTTTATATTTTAATTATAAAACCTATATGAATGAAGTTTATAAAGTAAAAGAAACTGGAACTGGAGCTGATAAAGTAATACCTAAAGATGATTCGTTTAACCCACCGGAAAATATGGAAGGTGGTTATTCAAGATTACTAAGATCAATAGAGTGTTTGTATGAAGGAGCTATAATTTTAGGTACTGATAAACTTCTTAAGTGGGAAATGTCTAAAAATATGATGCGTCCTAAAAGTGATTTTACTAAAGTTAAAATGAATTACTCTATTGTAGCACCTAGAATGTATAATGGAAAAATAGAAAGTTTAGTAAAAAGAATAACTGGTTTTGCTGTTATGATTCAATTAACACATCTAAAACTACAGCAAGTAATGTCAAGAATGGTTCCGGACGGTGTTTATTTAGATGCAGATGGATTAGCAGAGGTTGATTTAGGTAACGGAACTAATTATAATCCACAAGAAGCATTAAACATGTTCTTCCAAACTGGTTCTGTTATTGGTAGATCATTTACTCAAGATGGTGATATAAATCCTGGTAAAGTACCTATTAAAGAAATAACATCTGGATCAGGTGGTAATAAAATGCAAGCTTTAATTAGTACGTATAATTATTATCTACAAATGATAAGAGATGTAACCGGTTTAAACGAGGCTAGAGATGGTAGTATGCCAGATAAAAATGCTTTAGTTGGAGTTCAGAAGCTAGCAGCTGCTAATAGTAACACAGCCACAAGACATATCTTGCAAGCTGGTTTATTTTTAACAGCAGAAACAGCAGAGTGTTTATCTCTTAGAATATCTGATATAATTCAATACTCACCAACAAAAAATGCTTTCATACAAGCCATCGGAGCTCATAACGTTGCTACATTGGAAGAGATGTCAGAATTACATTTGTACGATTTTGGAATATTTATAGATTTAATGCCTGATGAAGAAGAAAAAGCTATGTTAGAAAATAACATACAAATGGCTCTTCAACAAAAGAATATAGAACTAGAAGATGCTATTGATCTTAGAGAGATCAAGAACGTAAAGCTAGCTAATCAAATGTTGAAAATAAGAAGAAAAAAGAAACAAGATAGAGATAGAAAGTTACAATTAGAAAATATACAGGCTCAATCTCAATCTAATACTCAAGCTGCGCAAGCAGCTGCTCAAATAGAAGTTCAAAAGAACCAAGCGTTAACACAAAGCGATTTACAGTTAGAACAAGTTAAAGCTAAATTAGAAGCTGAAAAAATGATGCAAGAAGTTGAATATAAAAAACAACTTATGCAGTTAGAGTTTGAAATGAGTATGCAGTTAAAAAATTTAGAGGTTAGCGGTATGAAAGAAAGAGAAAAACAGAAAGAAGATAGAAAAGATGAAAGAACAAAAATTCAAGCCTCTCAACAAAGTGAGATGATTGAACAAAGAAATAGTGGAAAACCACCTAAAAACTTTGAGTCTGCAGGTAATGATATACTAGGTGGCGGATTTGATTTAGGTGCGTTTGACCCTAAGTAAAAATTATTAATTATTATTATATTATATTATGGAAGAAAAAGATGAACAAGTAGTTGAAGAAACTACACAAGAGGCAACTGAACAAGTTGATGAAACAAAATTTGAAAGCGCTGATGACGATAGCGTAATTAAAGTAGATTTAAATAAACCTCCAACACTAAAAGAAGATGAAGCTAAAGAAGATAACACTGACGATAGCATAGTAGTTGAAGAGTCTGAAAAAATTGAGTCTACAGAAAAACAAGAAGAAGTACAACCGGAAGAAGAAGTACAAGAAACTACAGCTTTAGAAGAAATTACTGAAGATTCAACAGAAGAAGAAGTTGCTGAAGTAGAAGAAAAAGTTGAAGAAGCTATAGCTGAAGCAGAAGCTACCGGTAAGCCACTACCAGAAAATATTCAAAAGTTAATGGAATTTATGGAAGAAACTGGTGGAGATTTAAGTGACTATGTAAAGCTTAATCAAGATTACTCAAAGCTAGATGATCAAAATTTATTATACGAGTATTATAAGCAAACAAAACCTCATTTAAATAACGAAGAAATTAACTTCCTTATGGAAGATTCGTTCTCTTATAACGAAGAAGAAGATGAAGAAAGAGATATACGAAGAAAAAAATTAGCGTTAAAAGAGCAAGTTGCCAACGCTAGAGCCCATCTGGACGGGCAAAAGTCCAAATACTATGAAGATATTAAAGCTGGTTCAAAACTCACGAGTGAGCAACAGAAGGCAGTTGATTTCTTTAATAGATATAACAAAGAGTCAGAAGAGAATAAAAAAGTAGCAGAATCACAAAAATCTAATTTTTTAAAGAAAACAAATAATGTTTTTAATGATAAGTTTAAAGGCTTTGAATATAACGTTGGGGATAAAAAATATAGATTTAACGTGAATAATACTGAAGAAATTAAAAATACTCAAAGTGATATAAATAATTTTGTCAAGAAGTTCTTGAACGAAAAAAATGAAATGTCTGATGCTAAAGGGTATCATAAATCTCTATTTACAGCTATGAACGCTGACGCTGTTGCAAAACACTTTTATGAACAAGGAAAAGCTGATGCTATGAAAAATAGTGTAGCTAAAGCTAAGAACGTTAATATGGATCCAAGACAAAGTCATGGAACTATAGACGCTGGAGGTATAAAAGTAAAGGTGTTAGGTAATGATTCTTCTGATTTTAAGTTTAAAATTAAAAACAATAAATAACAATTTAAAATTAAAAAATTATGGCAATTACTGCAGGAGATAATTTGAATAGTGTTCCAGCTCCACAAAAGCAAACATTATCTACAAATTACTTAGATCTTTCATCTGCGTCAAACGCAGGTTGGGGTCAACAATATGTTCCAGATTTAATGGAAAAAGAAGCTGAGGTTTTTGGACCTCGTACAATTTCAGGTTTTTTAGCGCAGGTTAGTGCTGAAGAATCTATGACTGCTGATCAAGTTGTTTGGTCAGAACAAGGTAGGTTACACATTTCGGTAAAAGGTACAGTTGCTGTATCTGGTTCTACAAACGGTACGTTTACTGTAACAAGTGATATTGATGGTAATACTTCTGGTTTTACTGTTGCTGATCACGGTGTTAGAACTAATGATATAGTACTTATTGCAAGTGATGGTATAGTTACGCCTTGTTTAGCTGTTGATACTGATACAGCTGAGATTCAAGTTGAACCTTTTGATAAAGCTAATTTAGCTGGTCACGCTACAACTGCTGGCGGATCAACTTTATTAGTTGTTGGTTCTGAATACGCAAAAGGAACATCTTACAACGATGGCAACTTTGCTGCTGCTACTTCACGTACTCCAGCTAACGAGCCTAAGTTCCAAACTTTCACTAACAAACCAATTATAATGAAAGATTACTACGAAGTATCAGGATCTGATGCATCTAGAATTGGTTGGGTAGAAGTTTCTACTGAGGCTGGACAATCTGGTTACTTATGGTACTTAAAAGCTGAAGCTGATACAAGAGCTAGATTTACTGACTACATTGAGATGGCAATGCTAGAAAGCGTTAGAGGTTCCAACTCTACTGTTGTTGATACTAGTTTAGGTGCTGCATCTGACGCTGGTGTTGGTACGCAAGGTTTATTTGATGCTATTACTGATAGAGGTAATGTTACTTCTGGTGTAAATGGTGTTAACGCTGCTACTGATTTAGCTGAGTTTGATGCGATACTTGCTGAGTTTGATAAGCAAGGTGCTATTGAAGAATACATGATGTTCGTTAACAGATCAACTAGCTTAGCTATTGATGACATGTTAGCTTCAATGAATTCTTACGGAGCTGGTGGTACTTCTTACGGAGTATTTGACAACTCTGAAGACATGGCATTAAATTTAGGTTTCACTGGTTTCAGAAGAGGTTCTTATGACTTCTACAAGTCTGACTTCAGATACTTAAATGACAAAGCTACAAGAGGTGGTATTAATGATGTTGCAGGTTCTGCTGCTATTAGAGGGGTTATGATTCCTGCTGGTACCTCTTCAGTTTATGACCAAACTGTTGGTGCTAGTATGAAACGTCCTTTCTTACATGTTAGATATAGAGCTTCACAAACTGATGACCGAAGAATGAAAACTTGGGTTACTGGTTCTGTTGGTGCTGCTACATCTGCTTTAGATGCAATGCAACTACATTTCTTAACTGAAAGATGTTTAGTTACTCAAGGTGCTAACAACTTTATGTTAATGAAGTAAACTATTTTTAAAAGACCGGGGCTTCGGCCTCGGCCTTTTATTTTATTAATTTTATTATATATTATATTATGGC